AGCCGTATTAACGTCAATTTCTGCCCCGAACGTCTTAAGGACGCCGGAAGCATTCTCCAGCGAAGACCCAAAATAAATAGCATGGCCAGCAGCCACACCCTGAAACGTAAATGTCGATGAGTCCTTGCTTTGCGCTGAGGCCGAAACGTCCGTAAGGTTCCCACCGTCGAGGACCGAAGACGTTGCTGAGTCTGAAGTGATAACCCTCATTCCCTTTGCGCTTGGGCATCCAGCCCCGAGATCGGTACGGAACCCTTTTTCATTGTGGCCAACAGTCAAATCCGTAAAACAGCGCCAGGACGAATTGTCGATATCAGATTTTTGATCCTGGAACGTCCAGTTATGGTCTGACGAAATCCACGTCGCAGGCACGCTGAGTTTGTTTTCCTGTAGCTCACACCCCGTCAGGTTGAGAATCCCTGATGCGCCAGTTAAGCCGGGATCAACAATGACATCGAATGATGCCGTGTTGTCGAATCGGACGGATTGCCACTGGCAGTTTGCTGAATTCGACGTTACGTGCAGCCCGTTTGTGCAATTGAAAAGAGCGGACGACCTCATGACGATTGTTGCGTCCGAGCATTCGATCCCATCCGTCAGTGCCGGGTTTCCCATGTTGACGTCATTGAGCTGTATCCTTGCGCCGCCTGCTGCCTTGATGCCATTGTTGAGCGTTCCACCGCCTGGAATATGCAAGCCGGTAAGCGCCAAAATGCCGGTAGCGTTAGCGTCAACAAGGGTGTCAAAAGTCCCGCCAACATATCTAAGCTCAGTGATAATAATCTTGGATGTTGATGAAAAGTCAAACCCAATGCTAGTGGCGTCGGTCCCCGTCATCATCAAGTTGTAAGCATATGCCAGACTCCCGCCAGCAAACCGAAACGCTGAAGACCCGGAAGGTGCAGTAGCTCCAATGCTGTGAACATATGCCCCCCCGCCAATGTCAACAGATGGTACAGCCCCGCCTCCACCAGTGATTAAAACTTGTGTAGGTCCGCCGATCCCCGTCAGCGATATACCAGACCCAACCGTTACGGATTCAGCATACGACCCCGGTCTGACCTGTACCGTATCGCCGGAAAGCGCGACCGTTAACGCAGCCCCCACTGTTAGGTATGGGTGCAGTGGGTCACCGGGCACGGCGCTTGCGTCGTTGCCGTTCACCTCATCCACCCAAAGGGTGTTTCCTGTTCTCTGTAGAAGTCCGGCGACTGCCATCTCTACTCCGTCGACAGGCTTACGCCCATCTCGTACTTTGATTCTATACCGCTAGAAATCTCTTCGCGCATCTTTTTTGCTTCTTCTATCGAATGCAGATCGGCGCGCTTCTCGTCTTCTCGATTTCGGCACGCAAGCTCCCACTTTAGATCGTTCACCTTCGCAATATAACGCACCTTAAAAAACTCAAGATCGGCAATGCGTAAGGCATCGAGATCTTTAGCCTCGAGAACCGTCCCGTTCTCTGGGTCCTTTTCTCCGCTCATGTCATGCCTCAATCAAGCAACTTAAGCCGCATCTGAAAAAACGAGGGGACATCGTAGGCGCCCCCTGTCGGACCCACCGACGGAGCGAATGACCCCGCCGTTGCGCTTATACATTCCCAGTCAATAGACACCCGATCTCCCGCCTCGAAATCTCTGATCACGGAGAGAGTTGCGGGGCTTTGCCCGACACCGGCGGCGGTAACTTCAATGGACGCTCTAACCGCCTGGAAAACCGTCCCCGCCGTGCGCTCGCTTTCCGCGGGAAGGGTGTTGTCGTTATACTCACCATTCAGAACCGCTTGAAGTTCAACCTCTAAAGTTGAGGCCACTCCCGCTAGCGGCCTGAAGAACCAGGACGAGGCCGAGATCTCATACGTCCCAGGGTCGCGGACTAGAAAATGATAGCCCTCCACCGTTGTTGGCGGTCCCGCATTATCGGCGACAAGGTTATTCCCTCTGTCGTAAGTCCCAACGGCGGAGGCATCGTAGGCTATATTTTTCGCCGGGTCTAACGGCGCCGAAGAAATATTCCCCGCACCCCACCCGCCAGATAGAAAATTCGCAAGTGCTGCCTTTGTGGACCTGTACGCCGTCACCTTGTCGCACGTTACGACGATCGCGGGGCTGAACCCCGACGTGATGCCAAGTCTTATCTGAATAAATCTAGTCGCTGCCGGAGGGGTCACCCCGTCCACCCTCGACGTAAACCATACATTCGCCTGCGTCGATACCGCTGGAAAGTTTAGCCCCGCCCCTCCGGGCGCGAGGACTGTCGTTGACGCCGTCGTCGTTCGGTCAGCCTCTAAAAAATCAAGAGTCATCTCGATCGTTTTTGCGTCTACGATATCTCGACGCCAGACGGCCTCGAAGCTGTACGGAGTATTCCCATCTGCCTCGATGGGCACAAGAGCATTCAGGATCTCTCCTGCTCCGGATCCTGAATCGATGATATCGATCGAGTATCCCCCGCTCAGTTGCGTCGTGCTATTCGGCGCAAAGTCCGAAGCGATTGTTGGCGTCCACGCATCGGGAGGATTCTCAAGCCCTCTCGTCCACCTCGAGAAATCGTTGTTCCGGATCTGTAGATATTTACCCCCTACGAAGTACGAAGTCCGATCGAGGATCCCGGTTATGTACGGGACGAGCTGGCCGATCGTCATATCTTGTAGGGTGTTGAAGGGGTTGATCGTCGGTGGTTTGCCCATGCCGGGGCGTGAGTCGAGGACCATCCAACGATTGAACCCGACGCTTGGCTTCCCTCTGGTCTGTACTGACGTCGTGCAAACATCCCCGAATGTATGCGACACAGAGTGCGCCGCTAGCCGCTGGCTCCCCGTATGCTCGATCCTGTTAGACGTAAACTTCGCGACGTCCTGAACGTCGATCTCATGGAATAGCGGCATCGTGACATTATAGAGAAGCTCCGGCTCAGACAAATCTAAGCACATCGCAGCGGCCATCCTCGACGCCTCGTCGACGGTGTCTATCTGCGAAGAGCTGCTCTCGTTCACTTCCATGAACCTTCGACCGTACTTGGCGCGCGCGCCTGCGTTCGTCACCGTGTAGTAGGCGAATGTTCTATTCTCTTGACCGTCGACATTGATCCAACCTTGCCCAATGTTAGTTATCCCTGCCGGAAGTGGCGTGGTCGGGGAGGGCGGCCCCGTCGTCTCAGATGATGGATACGATACGCGAACGACATTCCGCGTCTGCGTCGCGCTGATCTTAGCTTGTTGGATCGATAGGATGTCATTGGGAGAGAAAGCAAAGTCGACATCTTCTCGAAGACGATCCGGCTCGTACAGCGTAAGCCTCCATGAGGCTGTGCCGAGGTCGTACTTGTAGCGTATTTCAAAACCTATCTGCCCGACCAGCGTCCTGATCGCAGCCATGACAGGCTCTCTGCGCTGTAGCAAGGTCTGGGAATCCGGGAGAGGTGCCGGGGGATCTCTCAAGTTCAAGACCCAAAGCGAAGGCGAGGGCGAGTAGAGCGTGATCGGATCGTAGCTGTCGACGACCGCCGAGCTGTCGTTATCGTCGAGGATAGTTTGCAGGACAGCCTCCAGGGTTGCCGTGGCTCCTGGGCCGTATGGCCGCTCCTCCTCTATGAAAGTGTCGACCAAGATCCCGCCATCGTCACGACACGAGAGAGACACCTTCTCGCCGCCCCAGTCCACCTCGTCGATCCTGCCTTGAAAGATCCTCACATAGTCTGACGATTCGGCCAGGATAAACAGGGGAAGACGTGCAGCCTCTAGCCAGATCGCCCTGTTCGCGTCGAGGAATGGAACGTATGCCGACGGGTCGGTGATGTCGGTCAGGTTGATCCTCGTATCCGTCTTGAGATACGCGAGGGATAGATTTTCCTGCTCTCGCAAAAGGTCAACCGTGGCTGTCTTGACGGGCTGATCTCCGCCATTCGAAACAGAGAACCCGTCGAGAAAGTCAACGCCTAGGCCGTTCAAATCTGTTACGTCAATCATTGACGATGATTGATCTTCGACCAATGCCCTGGCGTCGATCCTACTCTGAAGCGGAAGAAGAAACGCACGGCGCGCGTCGTCGACAATCTCCTCGGGGGTTAGCGCTGCATTCCAGAATTGCAGGCTCGCAACGTCCGCCGGGATCTCCTGCACAATCGTCGTGCCCGTGAGATGAGAAGCGCCGATCGTCCATGTAGAATTAGATCCATCCGTCGGGGGGAGCATGTCCGCCGAGGTCTCCACTAGCTGACCGTTCACAAAGAGATCAACCGCTTGGCGCGTCGGCACCGTCCCCACATGCTTTCTAAATGCCAGATAGGTCCAAGCATAAAGCGGGACCTCATAGCTTGAGAAGGAATGCGTCTCCGTTGCTGCTCCTGCCTCCCATGAAACAGTAGGCACGCCGTCCGTGTCGAGGAAGACGCGAAAGAGTCCGTTGTCCGCAAGGGCTGCGCTCCCCGTCGGGCCACTGAAGGCGAACAATGCATCCTGAACTGTCGGCGCCGACGTCAACCGAAACCATATCCCGATCGTCAAGCTGTCTGCCTTCATGTCCGACTCGACAGACACGGCGCCGGGGGCCTGCAAAATAACATTGGCGCCGCCGAAGCCCCTGGCCTTCCCACCGATCAGAGAATCCACGACGGAAGGGACAGGGTTCCCGCTCAAGTCGGAGAAGGCATCCCCGCTCCCCATGAGATCCACCCCGTCATCCGTCGAGAGAAGTTCATCTAGCGGCCAAAATCTAGAAGTTGAAGGTCTGACAGAAGGGTGTACACCCCTCCCGCTGTCGGCGTAGATCGGCACTAGACTTCCTCCAGCTTGAAGCTGATTTCTCTTAGGTTGTTTTGCCAGCTAGCCGAAGCGGCGCCCTGCGGAATCATAGATCCCTGCGTGTAAACCTCTTCGTTGACCTCGCCAAGAACGGCCACCTCTCGCCCGGATCCTACGATGTCCCCGTCAACGGTCAGCCTAGGGAGCGAAGAGAACGGCTTCGATCCTGCATTGGACCAATCGTAGAAAGCCTCGACGTGAGTCTCCGCCATGATGTACGGAAGGATCACAAGATCATCGTACTGAAAAGAACTCGCCAAGGCTACGGCGCCGTTCGAGACTGTAAGCTCCGCCGTCGCCGTAGCGTCTGCACGCACGCCGTCCAACCACTTCGCGCCATCCGCGCGAACGGATACATGCTCCCAAGTCACCCCGCTATCGCTAGACCTCCAGTAGAGAACCGTGCTTTTCCCGTCGATGAGATTTGGATTCCACGTCACAGATCCTGTAACTACTAGCTTACCGCTGCCAATGCGCGCCGGTGATCCTATCGTGTACGCCGAACCCGACTCCGGCCCGAGACCTGCCTCGCTCCACGCCCCGGCGTTCGCCCCGTCAAAGCTGAAGTGATGCCCGCGCCCCTCGATCAATCCCTCAAAACTATCCGACGATTCCGCATCGACCACCGGCATCGTAGCATCCCACATTCTTACACGTCGCCGACGTCTTCGAAATGGTCGATCAAGGAAAGATCTCTCGTGCTCTCCCCACGCCTTCGGCGTCTTCGAGACCGTTCCCCCTCTACATGGCACCGTGATTCCGTTGATCCTTAGAAAAGCCACGTCGTCCCCTAGGAAGCTATGCTCATGATCGCTTGAAATCTGTCTATCATCACAACGGTTGAAGCAAGAGGAGACGCAAGACCCTGGCCGACGTAGAGTATGCACGTCCTATTGGCGACGGTCGCGGGGTCGTTGTACGCTGCCGCCGCCACGGGGATTATGTACTGGGCTTCCTGGGTCCAGACCTCAGATCCGGTGGCGCCGGTGCCCGTAAACCAGGTCACCGTGTCTTGCACCGCTGGCAAGTGCACAACGTCCATGCGAACCTTGATCCAATCTCCGATAGAGTACGATATAGGGTTTAGAGCAGGAAAGGTGCCGTCCGTCGTAGCCGTGGGCGTTCTTGCGAAGCAATGAAGGGTCGAGCCGGCGTTACCGCCCGTTGCGCCCATGTTGCCGAGCAGGCACCCATACCCGCCGAAGGCGTGGCCGTTGCCCCCCGTCGTTGTTACGCTGGGATCTAGCCTCATTCCAAAACCTATCGAAGCATGCCTAGATCCAGAATTCACCTGTCTCAGCCATGCCCTCAGAGAATAGGCTTGATTTGTCGGCTGGGCGCCGTGGAAAACTCCGCTCTCAACGCTGGCCTTGATCCATGGCTGAGTTGACGTCTTCGAACTTGACACCGTCGGCAAAGGGGTATCGAAGATCCGGCAGTAGTCGCCCTCTGTGCCCGCGCCACTGGGAGGGTCCGGCACCGACCCACCGCCAGAAACATAAAGCCCGGCGTCGCCGTCGGCACCGCCCGTGATATCGGTGATCACGTTGTTATCTGAGAAATCGAAATCGGCTTGCGTGATTACAGTCATGGCGGAGTCCCGTCCCACCCGTTGTCAAAGGTGGCCTCGGCGAGGTTAGATGGGGAGTCGAAGTCGGCGGAGATGTTCGGGTCTGGCGTGTTATCCCATTGACCAACCTCAAAAGGAACATCTGCCACGACGACAGCGGCAGGCTCTACAATGCCACGACGGAAAGTCTCTTCGGTCTCCAGGATCTCGAAGTCGACAGAGACCCCGTTGTTTACCCACGCTGATGACGCCGAGAACTGCACGAAGTTCGCGCTAGAGACCTGGCCGTATGCGTAGATCTTTTCCTCTTGGATTATGTCTCCGCCGATAGCAAGGACAGGCGCGCGACCCCATAGGGCTTCATCTGTGATCCCCGTCCAGAAAGCTAGCATCCCGACGCTAGCGCGCCACGGAAGAACGACAAGTTGATCAAGGTTCACCGTCGAAGCGTTCGCGTTGGAGACAGAGAGCACCCCGCCAGATACCGAGATCTGCACATCGGTCGAGGTGCTTCCCGCGTTGTTATCTTGCACCCCTGCTAGATACCCGGTGCCATCATCACGCAAGGCGCCGCCCTCCCATGTGCCTGTTCCCTCGTGCCATAGGATCGTCCACTCGTCGTCAAGCTGTGCATCGTACTCGATCAACGGAGACGCTCCGCTTCCAGCTATCTCGAGGTATCCCGTCTCTAAGCCGAGGCCAACCGACATACTAAGCGAAGCCCCGACGTAGCCCGGAGTGGGATTCAATCCAGTTTCAGCGTTTAGCCCGTCGAAGAAGTGCGCAACGTGAGCCTTTCCCCAGATCAGATTTTCCACCGCCTCGCCCTCGCCAGCCTCGAGGGGGATCGTATTCATACCCCATACCCGGCGACGCCCTCGGCGACCGTCTCGGAGCTGACCCTTCACGGAACGACCGCGCGGACCTTTCCGGGAGAAGCTCCTCCTCGGTGTCGCCGATGCGATGGGGATCGTGTACCCGTTGACGGTGAGAAAAGCCATCATCCAAACCCAGGATTGAATTGTTTTCCGAACGGGTTACCGGTGAACTCTCCATTCTTCTTAGCGATCTCATCGAGGACAGATTCGAGAATGCTCTTCTCGTCGTCCCCGGTTATGTTGATCACAATCTCGTTTGCATAGATACCACGGCCGCCCGCCGCGACCTCTCCAGCGATCGACGCCGTGGCGTTGTCGCCCCCGGCGGTTATCGTGCCGCCTTCGCCCGTCGAGATTGCGCGGAATCTTTCGAGGGCAACCTTGAACCCTTGCGGCACATTGACGAGGGATTCGGCTAACTCGTTCGCGCTATCCGCTGCACTTGCCAGCCCCTCCCCGAAAGCAGACATCCCCTCTTCGGTCGAGTGATATACCTCGTTGAAAAGACCGACAAGCGCGGCGAGGTCGGGCGAGACACCCTCTACAAATGTGGAGAAATCTCCTCTTTCCTCCTGTACGCCTCTTCTGTGATCCTCCACTCCCTCGGCGGCGACGATCGCTGCTGCGGCAAAGCCCCCCATTCCTGGAATCTTGCCAAGAAAAAAGGCGAGAGCGCGCGCGGTCGTCTCGATTGCAAGGAGAAATAGATTCATCCCCGCCGCCGTGGCGTCGACAATTTTCTCGGAAACCCACAGCGACGCCTTCACCAAAGATGCAAGAGCTATCCCGAATCCGAGGGTCGCCAATGCCAACCACTTGAAGACGGAAAAGAGATGCGACGCTACAACCGACAAAGCCTCCTCGCTGGGTATAAGAGTTATAAGCGCCCGCATGAGGACGTCGAATAGACCAGGAAGAAACATTAGCTTTTGAAATATCGGCTCCAGGGCAAGGACAACCCTATCGATGCTCTCCGAGAAAGCCGACGACCACCTCTTGAATGATTCGGTTTGCGTCGACAGCACCCCGAAGAACGCGCCGAGCGGGCCGACTATGGCCAGGAACAACCCCACCACCATCTGGAGGGGAAAGGGCAATTGCAACAGAACTTTCCCTATATCCTTGAAGGCATCAAAGGCACTGTTCGCAGCGGCCGAAAATCTTTCGTCTGGGATCAGGTCAAAGAATCCCGTTATCTTGTTCTCGATCTCTGCCATCATGTCATCGGCGGCTTGCCCGATCATGGCGCCAACCTGCGGAGACCCGAACGCCGCGCCTATGGCTGTCCCTATCGTCGCCCCTATGCCGCCGCCGCCGCCACCACCGAACGCGCCAGCCAGGGCCGTCTGTATGGCGTCGCCCAGATTGTCAGAAAAGCTCTTCGGTAAAATTTTGTTTGGATCGATCTTGTCGATCTTCAATCTTTCCTCGAGGATATCCTTGGGGATAGTTGGCCCAACAAATAGGTCAAGCTCATCGCTTGTTATATCTCTCCCGAGCGCTTTCTTTAGTTTCTTGATCGAGAGGTCTACGAGGTCGGCGTATTCCTCGGTTCCCTCCTTGGATCTCAAGAAGGCCGACGCTTGGGCGATTACCCTTTTCTCGAGGAGACCGGCGACATCTGCGGCCTTCTTCCAGTCCGCTAAGCCCTCCTCCGTAATCAATCCCTCCGATGTGGGAAACAAATTCTTAAAGCTCTTCGCAAGATCCTTCGATGCGTCCTCTAGACTATCTATCGCCGAAAGAACCGGAGCTATCCCCTTGTCGTCTAGCTTCTCGAGATCCCTTGTCACATTTAGAAGCATCCCGGAGATCGATTCTCTCGCTCCCTCAGACGCTAGGCGCGCCTGCTTTGCCGCGTCAGAGTCCGCCGCCGTCAGTATCCCCCGGGTGACAAGCCGCGCCTTTCGCGCCGCCGCCTCGGTCTCGGCGACCCTCTTGGCCTTATCGGCCTGCTCCCCTAGAACCTTCTTTTCTTCCTCCGCCCTTTTTACTCCTTGCTTGTGCTGGAATTCGGCCGACCGATAAAGCCCGGCCTGCTTTTTTCTTATCTCGTCGTAAAGCTCCGAGATTTTCTCGAGTATCTCTGGCGCGTCTGTGGCAACCTCGCCCCCCCTCTTTTGCCGTATTACCTCCGTTACGCCCTTCGGTATTACCGGGACATCGAACTCCCTCATGCCTCCCTTGAATTTCTTGATCGTTTCTGTCGTGAATTTTAATTCAAATCCATAATCTTTTATTTCCTTCTTTAGTTTTCTTATCTTATCTGAGGCCTCCGTCACCTGTCTCTCATGCGGAAGGAGGTCTCTCTCTGCCCTCGCTGCATCGGATATCTTAGACGCAAGGCCGCCAAATATGTCGTCGAGATCGAGCATCCCGAACGAGACGACTTTGACGATCGCTTGCCCCATCGCGATCACGAAATTCGAGATCGTCGCCTCTGCCTCTGCTACTCCCTCCATCGCATACGAGAGGGCATCCCCCATAACCTTTAGGGCACCTTCCGACTCGCGCGCCTTCCCGGAAAAGAGAACCGTTGACGCTGCAAGCGCGTCTTGGCCAAGCTTGAACCCTACATATAGAGCGACCAGCGCGCCGACGAGGGCGATCAGCGGGGCCGCTATTACCATCATCGCTTTGATCGCAACGGTTAGCCCGATGACGGCGAGAGCAGACCCGGCAACCTTCGCAGCGAATGCGGCTTGCTCCGCGACCATTTTAAAATTTGCCTCATCCCACTTCCCGATTTCCTCGAGGACAGCCTTCACCTCCTGCACGAATTCTTTTACCGTCGGCATCAAAACTTGGCCGAGTCTTATTTGCACCTTCTCAAAGGCAGATGCGAGTAAATCAAGTTGCCCGCTAAACGTCTCTAACTGCGCACGCTCTAGAAACCCGGCAAGGTCCGCGTCCTTCGCATCCTTTACCTTTCGCATTAGCTTATCGAAAGAATCCGCCCCCTGCTCGACGAGGGCGGCCATCTTCGGCCCTGCTCTCTCGCCGAATAGCTTGAAGATCTGCGCAGTGAATTCCGCCTCCATCCCCACCTCAGAGAATGCCTGCTTTGTACCTTCTAGCTTCGCGATTATTGTTCCGAATCCTTTATTATCTGACGTCAAGTCTGACGTCTTCAGACCGAGGATCTCCATCGCCTTTCCGGATTTCTTGGTGACGTTGACCATCGCCGTCATCGCCCGCTTCAGCCCTGTGCCCGCCTCGCCAGCCTTGATCCCGGCGTTGCCGAGCAAGCCCAGGGCAACCGCCGTTCCCTCCATCGACATACCGAGGGTCTTCGCTACTGGCCCGGCGTTTTTCATCGCCTCGCCAAGCTCGCTCAATGTCGTATTCGCTCCCGTGAAAACTGCGACCAATGTATTCACGGAGGAGGGAAGTTCATCCGTACTCTTCCCGAATCCCGCCATAACATTGGTAACCGTGTCGGCTGCCTCGGCGAGGTCGACACTCGCAGCCGTCGACAATTGAAGCACTGAGGGCATCGCCGCTATGGTCGTCTGCGCATCCGCTCCAGCCATGGCGAGCTTTTCCATGCCCTGTGCAACCTGGATTCCGGTAAAGGCCGTTGCGCCTGCAAGATCAAGGGCCGCGCCCTTCATAGCGTCGAAGGAAGATCTAAACTTCGCCTCTGTCCCGCCCGCCATTGCGGCCGTTCTGACCATCTGCTTTTCGAATCTCGACGTGGTCGCGATGACAACGCCCATGCCAGCGCCGACGGCTGCACCCATCACCCCAATAGACGCACCGAGGGAACGAAGAGAACCCTCCGCGTTCTTCATCCCTCGGTTGAAGTTGCCGAGCTTAGCTTTTAGGACGACGTTGATGTCTCTAAGAACTGCGGCCATTGTTTCTCCGACGCAAGATCCGTCGCTATCGTATCACCAAAAGATCAAGACATAGTAGATATCAGATCCTTGATCCACCTATCCTCTTCCTCGGGTGCACTCTCGCCGTCGACCTGTGGCGACTCGTCAACCTTCGGGATCACGTTCTCTGCCTTGTCTTTGTTTCTCCTCGAAAGTTCTATCTTTATCTCTTCCGGGGAAAGCTGTTTTCTTTTCTTGCCTAAGAGGTCATCCGAGGAGACGCGCTTCTTCACCCAACAGTTCATAAGACAAGACGCATGCCATGCGATAAGTTCACGGCCGACCTCGAGCCGTTTTTGATACCCCTGCACAAAGAGATCGAATTCTCTAAGGGTCATCCCTGTATGTATATCGTCAGGCTTCCCCCAAAATTCAGAAGGGGTTATCCCGACCTGTGCGGCGACAATAAGGATCTCATCCCAATCTATCCGCTCTATGTCGGATGGATTCGCTCTCGCCCCTACTCCGTCGCCTCGTCGTTTCCCTCTTCCCCCTCCGCCTCCTCTGCTTCGTCTATCGCTTCGGCTAGCCTTTTCCCGTTGGGGCTTCCGCCGACGATAGCCTTTACGAGCGCCGCGACAAGATCCTCATATAGGATGCCGTCCTTTTCTTCGACCTCGTCAATCCACCGAAAGACCTCCGCCTCCGTAAGCCTTGCTGCTCTTCCCTTCTTCCCGATGTACTCATGCGCGACCCCGCAAATTATCGCATTCTTTACGAACGAAACGGTTAGCTTTTCAGGATCGATAAAGCTCATCGGAGACTTCCCACCTAGCCGCTCCTCTAAGGCTGCGATCTCTGTGCCTCTGTATCTGATCGTTCTATCCTGTCCGCCTAGCGGAAGATGGACGATTCCCCTCGACCCGTGCTGTATCTTTGACATAAAAAAACCCCGGCAGTGACGTTACGTGTGCCGGGGTTATAGCGTCGAGGACGCTTCGTGTCCATTGTAAACCTACACTCTATGGAACGACGCCCTTTGTAACGGCGGACAGACGCAACGTCACGTCGAGACCGGCCGTGTCATCGAGGGGACTCGATGGGCTATAGGACGTAGCGAAGCAGTCGGCTTCGAACTGAATTTTCCCGGCCAGGTTCTCAAGCATAAAGCGGAGCTTGAAGAGGACAGGCGTCGGGAGGATGGTATCAAGCAACTCGATCTGTGATGTGGATGCCTCATCCCATCGCATAGTTAGATCCGCCGTAAAGTCCGAGTGATTCGGAATGTACTTCCGGATCCCGTCATCGTCATGGCTTGTGGTTTCTAGCTCATCAATGTTCCCATTGAGGTTAGCGTCAACGATTCCGTCGAGGTTGTTATAAGTTGCGCCGTTGTCAAAACTAACGAAGACGCGCGAAAGTCGGCCAGCAATTGCAGACATGTTTCTTTATCCTTTCTTTGGCGTCAATGTTAGCCAAGGGTGAAGCGGACTACGGCGACACTCATATTCGTGATGCCGGATAGGTAGCTGAGATCTACCCCTCCGCTTGAGTTGCTCCAGTTTCTAGATTTGAACGGTCCGGCGATGTGGAGTTCGTCGGCTCCGAGAGTCATCACCGAGGTACCATCTCGCCCGCTATCGGGAGCGGGGACGCCTTGGATCGTGACATCCCCCGAGGGTGCTCCTACCGTCTTAACAATTACGATCTCTTTTCCCGTGTTGGGAAACACATCGCCTGCGACGTCGCAAGCGTCAAACGAAATGTCTCCGAGATCGACGCCGTTTGCCGGCAGATCT